GATCTTCTTGGTCGTCGAAATAGAAATCAAACTTAATCGAGTTCATCGAATTTTGAGTCCAGTGCCATCTTTTCAACCCGGTACGGGTATTTGGCATCTTTATAGTAAGATATTCTATCCTTCATGTGTTTCTCACTATACTTACCATTGCTACAAATATCCATAACATTGACATGATGTTTATCTGCTGCCTTTCTCAGACCACGACCGATAGTTTGAATAACCCTTGTGAACGCCTTTCCGGCATCAATAGGAATCAAATTAAAAATTCTTTCTATGTCTAATCCAGCCTGAGCAATTCCATAGGTGGCGATAACAACTTTATGATCTTCGGTGTCGAAACTATCATAATGTTCTTTTCGGGTTTCATTCTTATCCTTTCCGGAAAGAAAAACACTATCTGGAATAAAAGAAACAAGGGTTTCTCCAGCTTTTAGGCTATTGACTAATACCAATGTGTTCCCTTGTCTAGAAACTGTATTGATGAGTTCTGCCATTGCTGCATAACGATGAGTATTCTTTGCAAGGAATGCTTTCTCAGCATCCCAACTCATCTGTTGAATGAAGCAGTCTTGGAGCTGAATAATAACTATATCCAGATTAGAAATGAAACCTTCATCCATCAACTGTTTTGCTTTCAGGGTATATCTAACCGGACCCAAGGCTGCTTTGATAGAGGTCTTATCGCTTTTGGCCTTCGGGATAGTTCCCGTCATACCATAACGGTATTGGATTTTAGCACCAGGTAGTTCAGTTAGGAGTTTAAATAATACACCGGCTTTGGCTCCGTGAACCTCGTCTACCAAAATGACTCCAAAATCTTTGAGGATCTCTGGTTTATTTTTCAGAGACTGCCAAGTACCTATAATATGTTGGTGATCCAATAATTTCTTCTTACCATAGAAAACCCCAGTATCCAATTCTACTCGATTAAAGGTCTCAGCGGTTTGAATAACCAAATCGGTATTGGGTACGATTGTGAAGGAACGGAGTGGCTGATGAGCCCAACTAATAGCAGCATTGATGTAGGTCTTTCCGGCGCCGGTGGCCAAATTCAAAATGCCATTGCCATGACTAAGTCCTGCATTAGCGGCGTCTACTTGGTAATATCGTAGGGTTATCCCGAATTTTTGAAATACATTCTGGTCTATCTGAACTGGTAATGTCGCTCTAAGCGGACGATTATCAATAATAGTTATTTTGTAGCCGTAGTCAACTATCCGAGGAACTATTTGGTCCAGAAGATTAATATAGGTGTTTCCGGTTGGTTTGAAATATTGAATCTTGCCATCCCAAGCTCCTGTTTTATAGGCGGGCATAAAGAATGCTCCTGCCACCGTAATAGCCCATTCATCCACTAATGCCTTTCTATGGTATGGTTCTAATCCTTGAATATTACAGATCACCTCATCTTTTAGGGTCAATACAACTTCGCCCCGGTCTAATGCTGCTGCTTCTTCTAATAGTATTAAATCATCTGACATATATTATTTACTTCTTCTGTAAAACTATTCCAGTCTGGTATAAAGGAATATGCGCATCAGGCCAACGTCTGGAATAGGTATTGATGAATATAATAGAAGGTATATGTTTATGGATATAAGATCCATAATACTCTAAATCACCAGAGGCTTCTAATATGCGATCAATAACTTGTTTGTGAAGCAGAAATGGTTCCTTTTGACGTATCATGTCTTTTATCAGGATAACCATCTTCCCTCCTGGTTTCAGGAAAGGAACACAATCTACATACATTTGGGTAATCCATGGCCAAAAGTTTCCCCTCAAACCATGAGACCCAAAGTTCTCTTCTATGCGGTAGTTCCGAAATTTCTTATCCATGTCGTTGTCTGCTTTATGAGTATAGAGCAACTCGGGTGCATCGGAGCTTACTCCAGTTTTGCCGCGAGCAGGATAAGGTGTTCCATTTAAAATCAAAGATAGGCTATCTTGGCCAAGATTATTATTTTCGAGTATCTGAGATAAGCCTTTTGCGTTACCATGAACTAATATTCCAGAACCTAGATCTTCTTGATTATCTTTAGCCCTCTTCAATTGGGTTTCGATATTTCCGCAGCAGACCTCAGGAAATTCCAACTCAATTCCGATACCATTTCTCTGGTTATTCATGGCTTCCACAATAACAGTTCCGGTTCCAACTGTTGGATCGAAGACCCAATCTCCAGGCTGACTGAATTGATGAACTGCCCATCGGTAACCCTGCCAATGCCCAGGAGCTATATGTCTTCTATTATTCTGATCATAGTATCTGGACCTAGCTTTCTGGACCTAGCTTTCTGTGAATAGTAGGTATCATTTTCGACATCATAAAGTTCTGCCAGGAAATTACCGGTACAGTATTCGCATCTACAATGGTAATCTTCTGGGATTTCTTTTCGGTATGTTAATTCTTCGGTGGGGCTTATATTATTAGTATATTTCGTCTTCGTCATTAATACTCAATCCTTCCTCATTATTTTCTTACAGGTATAACCCTTGTGCTGCTTCCTATGTGGATCGTTATTAGCCAACCGACACATATGTGTATAATTCAAATTAGTTCTGTTACAGAACGCTTTAAGATTTTTTACTATCTCCTCGGAACCTTCAGAATCTATAACTAGATATACCTGTTTCCTATTCTCGCTGGTTGATATTCTAGCCCGATGATCTTCGCTAAGTTTCTTTCCAGTATGGGCTTTCTTCATCTTGGCTATAACTTCAGGGGAATTCTTTCTACCTCTATGGGCCAATCCGATTTTATCTCTATGCTCTTGAGATAATACCTTCCCGGAATGGGAGTTACTCATTTTCTTCCTGCTTAAATCTGAATGCTTTAAGCCAAGAACACCGTCTCCTCCCTGGGTTGAATTATAACCATTTCTAAACGTGTTAAACTTGGCTATTAATTCCACCTCTCGGATTAAAGCCTCTCCAGGAGTTAGGTCGTCCTCTAAGATCTCATGAGACCAATCGACTTCCCCATATAGTCTTATCGCGTTGTAGAAATGAACATTATCATCCTCGCCTCTTACCCTTTGGAGGTGTGTACTCCACCTTTTCTCCATAGTGAACCCGGTCCAACCTATATAAGATTTCCCGCTGATCAGACACGTATGTTTATAGACCAGGGCCATTATATTAATGCATCCTCCAGGGCATTGCATCTTAATTTCACGATGTGGCTGAGCGCCCAACCTTTAGCTTTGAACGCCTCAACCAATCCTTCAAATTTGTCATAAAGCATCGATATTTCTCGATGCAGGTCGTCGGCTGACTGCCATTTGGGTTCATTGTTGATATACTGTTCTATATCCTGTTTCTGTAGAACCCTGTTGTAATTTTCCATATATTCTTTATAAAATGATGCTCGGATTCTCTTTGCTTTGGATTCGAAATGATCCCGCAGAGCTTTAAGCTCTGCGCGGGTTTCATCATAGTATCCCAACCAAGCGGGTTGATCGGCTGCTTCCTGCTGGAGAGCACCTCGGACCTTTAGCCGCTCTTTACCCTCATCAAATTCTCTCTCGCATTTTTCGATAAAATCTAATAGGGCTTTGGGATCGGTCTTTGCTTTAGCAAATGTACTCACTAACTATCCTAATCAAGCTTTAATTGGTTTGGCGCTGCTGATATTTTATCAACTTCTTTGCTGTCGTCAGCTATATTTACGAAATCGAAATCCAATGTCAGGAAATAATCGGCATACTTCTTAAAACCTTTCTCACCTTGGAATTTTTCTCCAGTAGCTTTGATAGTGTACCAGGATCCAGCAGCAAGTAATAAGTCCGTTTCCTTTACTTTATCAAAGAGACCACTATATGGATCCAGGCCGGATGCATAGGGCAGTTCCATTGACACCCTCTGGAATGGCTTCGTGAAGCGGGTTTTAATACATTTCGTATTAACATAAATGCCCTCAGTTGGTGCCATACCATTTTCCTTGATCTCTTTCTTGGTAACCATAAGAACAATAGAAGCCGCGTAGATTAAACCTTCGCCGCCGGATATGCTGGTAACTGAATTGCCATACATATCAGAGCCTTTATAGGTGTGATTAGTGGCAATAACCCCAGCATCATATTTTGCGATGGCATTAGTAACCATTCTAAAGAACAGACGTAGCTGTTTGGCTTTGGTACCCATATCAGCCTTCATCGTGCCAGCATCAAATTCCTTAGCTTCTTTCTCAGTTAATAACATGCCAAGAGAGTCAATAACAAACAGAATTGGTTTGCGATCTTCCTCCTTGATAGTGTCTAATCCCTGAAGGACCTTGCTGATTATATTTTGGCATTGGGCAACTGTAGTCACCCCAAAATATAGAAGATTTTCTGGTTCTGTGTTTACCCCGATGGCCTGTAGGAAGCTACGATCCAAGGCGCTTTCAGAATCTAAAATGACTGGGAGAATGCCTTTTGCTTGGGCTTCTCTCATAATACTACAGGCTAGATAAGATTTACCTGCGCCTGACTCTCCGGCAAGGATCATCGTCTTGCCCATTGGGAAACCTTTATTAAAGTCTCCACTGATTATTTTATTTAAAGCGAAATTCCCGGTATCAATAAAGATGCTAGGATCATGGAACCCAACCTCGATAGAGTCTCCCATACCTTTAATAACCAACTTATTTAAGTTAGCCGAAATATCCATACGGATTATCTCCTGTTAATAGATTCGCACCACTATCCATGTGGTGAGAACCGGGGCCGAATGACCCCGGTCTCGTGGTTTTAGCTTGCTGCTTTTCTTGCGGCGATTGCTGCTAAGATTGTGTCAGCTTCGTCATCACCTGATTCATCTGCCGCCATTGCTGTTGGAATTTCTGCAGCAGGCTCCGGGTATACCGAAATAGTCGGTGCCGGAGCAGTTGGTGCCGGAGCAGTTGGTGCCGGAGCAGTTGGTGCCGGAGCAGTAGTAGACTGATCACTTGCTCCGAATGCTGAATTATTCGATGGGGCAGGTGTCCCAGTCTGAATAAAAGGATCTCCAGTTAAAGCACTAACTAGCATTCCTTCAACATCACCCAATGATGGTTCTTTAGGAAGTTTATCCTTGAGAACATTCAATTCCAAACCAGTGCTCATTGAATCTTCAACGGCTGTGGCCTTTGGAGAAAATCGGCTGGTGCTGTAATCTGCCCATTTGCCTTGGCGAGTTTTATTGATACGGAAGTTATATCCAGCAGCCATATCAGTAGGCATAGTATCTAGATCGCCCTGCATAATAGCAGCCTTAATAGAATCGTAGATCTTACGATTGATCGAAATCAATTTAGGCTGCTGTTCCGGGTCGTCGTAATCAAACGGAGACTCAATCACGATAACTTGGCCGATCCAGCTTTTCTTCTTATAAAAACGCTGACCGTTATCTTCGTCGCCTTCATCGTAGAATTTACGAGCGGCTTCACAGATTGGACACTTTTTGTTGTACATCTGGAGACAGGCGATGTTTCGCTGTTCCGATTTGCCGTCGATAACTACTTCCAATTTGTGCATCCACTTTTCGATTAAAAAGTGAGCTGCATTTGGATCGCCATCAGGGAGGAATCTTACTGTGGCGGTTTGGTCGAAATCCATTTTCCAGAATGGGTACCAACCGCCGAGGTTGTTAGAAAAGTTTGTTTTTGTTTCTGCGTCGCTGTACTGTTTTTTCAAATCGTCTAAAGACAACATTTAATATTCTCCATTTTCAATGTATCGCATATCTATCTTATATGCTCAATAAGTTTTTGTTTCAATGTATCGCATCTATGTCTTAGATGCTAATTGTATTTATATCAGATAAGATGGTTCTTAACTAAAACATCCCCAGATTCGGATGAAACTGGAGAGAAAAATTCAATCGCGCTTCTTCTTAATTAAGGAATAATTATACAATATGACGAGGGGTTCGTCAATAAGAAAAGTCCCAGGATACTGGGAATCAATAGCCGATAAATTCTAATTTATTAGGAAGGTATAAGGGATGAGAGGGATAACCATTTTTACTGACTCTGAGGGTCTTCAGGTCCGGAAACATGTTTTTTATTTCCCGGCCACGGTTAGCAAGTTTCCCATGGTTACCCCAACCAGCAACTACGGTACAGCCGCTATATAAAGCTTCTTCTAAATATTTATGGTTTTCGGGCCCGATGGCCTCTCTAGGATCTCCGAGATCCACAATATATTTAATATATGACGGAGTGGTACTCCGCCAAGCGAAGAGATTGATGATCATAACACCACCATACCCGGCACGTTCAGAAAATCCGACTACTCTTCTGATGGTCGGGTCGTCTAGAAGACCATCAGCGGTAGATGGATTTAACATTATCCAATAGACTATTGGTAAAGATTCGTCCCAGATTCGGGTTAATCTATACCGGTATCTTTCACAATCGCTAATAACAGCCTCAGATATTTTATATCTATCAAGCTGATTGGGCACGGGACTTCTCTAATATTATCTGTTTAGCCCTTCGGGCTGCTCTAATATTAACTTTCACCTTGTTTTGATCTCCGTCCGCTAATTTTGTTGCCAGATCTAAGGCTTCATCAAAATCCTCTTTCATCTTTTTAGCTACGGGTCTTTCTCCATAATAGGTCCGAATACAAAACATTATTTTTCCGTATTCGTTGTTATCGCTTAGGCCAATTCTAATAATTTTCTCATGGCTCATTCTAGGGTCTCAGGTTCAACGGAAGGCAAATCTGCCTCATCCAATGCAATGTCGAGTGAGATTTTATTCTTCTCACACAACCACTTGGGGATTCCAAGAAAAGCCAAAGGTGGTTTTTCTTTCTCGTCCCCAGGGATCACTAAAACTGAACTCTTCACAGGTACCCAAAGAGACCGGGCTTCTGTATCGTTCAGCATAATCCGAGCTTTGACTGCCTTTCGAGATCGGGCAAAGAACAAAGCTGGATTTTCATAAGGACCATCGGATCCGGCTTCACATCTGAAGTAGTAGATCTTTCGGCCCTCTTCTAAATTGGCGCCCGGATCTTTAGCTTCCAGGGTTGGCAATTTCTTCTCCATATTGGAAATGTGAGCCAAAAAGCTTGCATACTTTCCCATTCTGCGCTTTACAGCGGCTAATTGATTTGGGGAAAGGTATCCTCGATCCTTATACTGAATTGCTATGCTGGCCATGAAGCTTTCTTCGCTTGGGCGAAATTCGGTTGTGAAATCCCCAAATGTTTCTACGATTTCCGTAGTATAGTCCGAGTTGAGATTCGGGTTATATTGCCACATAGCGAGAAGACCTTTAAGGCGCAACTTTTCAGAATCTTTAAGAGCTTCCTTAATAACCTTTGCAGTATATCTGAATTTTCGTGACATATTATTTTTCCCAGATTTCCAGTATGATTTGTCATTATGCCACTTATCTGGAGCTGTGTCAACCCCCAATCGAACTTAGTGTAAAACCCGTTCGGCCGATAGATCAGCAAGCGCTAAGTCTTTTATTATCTCTTCTTCAATATCATCATCATCACCCAGCCCCAGAAGTCTGAAGTGCCGAGGGGCGATAGGCTCGATCGGCATAATGTCGGCGCCTATGACTTCAACTAAGGGACCTTCTATAGGAACACCTTTAGCCACAAACTCCTTGCTGATGCCACATAGCTTTTCGTCGGTCAGGTCGGAAAACATCAAACCCGTAAGAATCACTCCACCTTGTGTACCCAATAAAGGGCACACATAATAGAAGAATACCTTATCTTCAGTTATTTCCCAATTCTTTATCATTTGTCTTCCCGGAAGTGTTTGAATACTGGAAATCGTAGCGAATGGGTAGATTTGCTTGAACTCTTAGAGACCTCTTGGTATTCAACCTCGACAGTCAACCCAATATAATTATCCTGGTTATCCCAGAACTCTCTGCGTTGTTCATCGATAAAGCCGGAGCCACAATCGGCTTCAACCAAAGTCCCATCTTCAAGATACCCCCGGAGAGTAAATCCGCCTAGCATCCTTTTGTATTTGTTGCTGCCCTCATACATACTGAGCAGCTCCAGGTCAGCCGTATAAACGGGCTTATATTTGGTCCATGCCCGATTTCTTTTAAAATGGTATACTGCGTTCAGGTCCTTAATGATTACCCCTTCGGCCCCATCAGCTACCAAACCTTCATAATATGAATCTAATTCTTCCCGGGTTTCACAAATAATACCTTCCGAGATAACCACATTATGATCGCCGGAAATTTGATCATCAGCCGTCGACATCAAAAGATCGAGGGTGGCACGGCGGGAGAGTTGGATTCTGGTAGACTTTTGAGCGTCCCACTCTTTCAGGGACACATAATCCCAGGCGCGGAATTTCAGGCCACTGCGATCTGCGCCGCCCTTTCGAGATTCCATTGTAGCGTTAAAGGTGTCAGCGTAAACTTCGCCATCCAAATAGAAGTCTTCGCCTGATACCTCACGGAGTTTCAGAAGATATTCTTCGAATAGGCCTTCAAATTTAGGTTGGGTTAGTCCGGCGCGGGAGAATAATTCCACACCGTCTTTAGTAACACGAGCAAGAATTCGCATGCCGTCATATTTGTACTCAACAAGCCAAGGTCCTGAATCCCATTTAAAACGCTGATCCATTTTGTCGGCCAACATACATTTGAAAGTTGGAACCAGGTTCTTGTAGACCTTATTGATAAGAGTCGTTCCAAGATTTGCTCGCAAATCCTTACGGAGGACATTTGCTAAGGTCTCGTAGGTCTCCGGGGAGAATTCAGACAGAGTAATTACGATAGCTTTTTTAGCATCGTGTCCGGTCAACTCACGCTTTTCTAATAGATCACAGAGAGTGAAGAAATGGGCCAGATTGCCCTCGGTGCCGCGATATAGACCTTCCTGATAATTCGGAATCTGTTTGACCCCGAAGGTGATATATGGGCTTTGAGCCAATAATAGAAGTTTCTGGCTATCGGGATTAAGGCCGGTGATAGCAGCCATCTTCTCCTTTGGTTTGGTGGTGGCCGCAGCCTGTTCTAACGCAGAGGTTAGTTCGATCATTGATGATTTCTCCAGTTTGAGAGTCTATTATATCCCATTTTTCTGGAGATGTCAACCTTTTTAGAATAAGTTTTTCGTCCTTTCTAGTGCTTCTGCCCGGCGGATTTCGGCTGCTGTCAATTTTTCTTCTTTTTTAGGTTTCGGTTCCTTAGCAATTTTGGGTGCAGGCTTTTTCTTCGGTACCGGAACGTCTCCAGCCTCCAACGCCTTTAGAGCTTTGGAACTTAGGGGTTTCGGTTCCACGCAAATAAAAACATAGGGAACCCAATTATCAGAACCCTTAATTAGCTTCTCGTAGGATGTACCTAAGATAGAATTGGCCCGGAGGGATTTAGCAATTCTCCGGGCTTCGGTGACTGATTTTACCTCTACTTCCTCACCCTTTTTCAAACGGGGAAGAATCTCTGTCGCTGTCTTAATTAGTTTAGCCATTAGTTTTTATAAACCTCATTTTTCTGATTACAAAGATAATACCATACTCTTTCAGAAAAAGCAACCCCTTAGAAAAGTATCGGTAGAGGATCCTCGTCAACCCCATCTTCGTCCCCATAAGCCATATCGGGATCGATGGAATAGAGACGATCATAAGCTTCCATATCATACTCCGCGGCTACTCGGGCAACCCGAAGCATAATTAATATGGCAGCAATCAGATCATCAGTGGCACCAATTCGAGCAGCAAAGCTGGCACCCTTACGAACGTAGAATTTAAGCTCAGTGATCAAAGGTTTAGATTTAATGGTCATTTTAGGATTAACAACATCTACCAGATTTTTTAACTCCATACAGGATGATAACTTAGCTCTATTTGAGGTGTTCAATCCTCTAACGCCTCTACCCTTGTCATGGATCATAGTTCCCGGAATATCCACATCTGTGTTGTTCTCCATCATAGTAAGAGCCGTGATAACCCCCTCACCGACGCCATTATTTTCCACGCTATAATATGATTCACCCCCCGCTGCTTCGATCTGATTCAGGAGCCACACCAATCTGCCTGCGAACATTGGTGTCGGGGTTTGATTATCCCTAAATTCTGCTACCTGAACCATTCCAGGAAAGGTGAAACATTCTATCGTACTGAAATCCCCTCCAGTACCTGTACCTACGTCACAGCCGATGATATAGGATTGGCCTGCTTCGGGTTCCTCCCAGAACTTGAACCCATTTTTCTCATATTCCGGTTTTATTCCCTTCATGGTACCGAGTCTGATACCAGAGATCAAAGATTCCTGAGAGCTCAAGAATTCATTGTTATACTCTTGTCGCCATCTCAATTCCCCGATTTTAGAAATCATGCTACGTTTATATGCTTCGTCCCTTTCAGGATGTTCCTGCCATTGGACCTCTATCGCATTAAACCCATTCGTATGGCTGATGGCGCCGACCCAGATAGAGGAAAAGGTATCCTCGTCGCCGTTTGGGGTACTAGTGATAATACAATCACCACCGGTATTACTTCCTATTATACCATTCTGTAGAAATGAATGGGTTTTGGGCACTGTGAAATCATACGTTTTATTAGTTGACTCTTCTATATTACTTATCGAACTCCAAAAACAGGACCTATCAAATTCTAACAATCTTTTTATATTTTGATCCGAGTACGGGATGCCGGAATCTACACAGGCTGTTATAAAGCATTTAACCCAATAGCGGTTTACTTTTCTATTTGGTTTATCATCTAATACTTTTTCTAACCGAATACCACCGGTTCTCCTAAACCAATTTAGGGATTTGGGGCTTGCATCTAATAACTCTTCGATAATAGGCTTTATTATATCCACAGGGATGGAAAAAAGTTTATAATCATTTTGATCCCGGTGTTCTATTATTGATTCGGCCCGTTCTACCTTTCTCTGAATACCAAATCCTATCTCATCCAAAAACTTCTGATATTGAGAGTGAGGGATTTCAATATCCCAGCTATCTCTGGAGGTTTTTATATACCCGCCTTGGGGAAGTTGGGTCTTTTTTCGACGGGCTAGATTCAACTGGGATGGGGTATATTTTATATTCGGAATGAATCCAAAATTAATAAGAAGCAGATACACCTCTTGAATCAGTTTTTTGCTAGTTGAAGAATAACTAATGGCCCTCTCAGAACAGCACCCATCTCCATCAAATAATGCTCTTAGGAATGAGGATACTGATTCTCTAGAAGCCCCAAAAATCTCATGAGGGATTCTCTTTTCATGGCATAGATGATTTGGATTTATGCCGGCTTTAATAAATTCATTTACCAACTCTGTGGAACAGCATTTTATTTTATCTTTTCTAGAAGGATCTTGTTGGAATTTTTTTACTATATTTGATTCTAGAAACGCCGATCTGAATTCTGGGTCGGTGTTAGATATATATATAGTTCTACCTATACCCTTAATTTTATGAATCCAACCCTCGGCAATATATCCACCCAGGAGATAAGCAAATTCTGGATCTATTTGATTACCTTCACTAAATTGATTCATCCCCACGTCGGTTCTGAGGTAATCCCCCTCCTGCAGTCTGCAGCTCGGGGTCATGATCGGTTCTAGATCAGCCTTCAATAGCGGATGATTTAATGTAGTTTCTATTTCTAATCCTTTAGAGTTTCTGATAATCAGAGTGTCGCTCTCTGGGGAAACATATCCATGGGAAACCTTTTCCATTCCATCCCTACCCCAAACCTCCAGACTGGGTATTTTAAAATATTCTCCTATATTCCGATCCTTATGGAATTCTTCTATTTTTCTATACCCATCTTTGGTTAATACCATTGTGTCCCCAGTAAGACAGGATAAGGTAGGTGTAATGGATGCCCAGAACGCCTCAGCGATCCGTGGTGGAACGAAGGCAAACTCATCAAGATATAGGATAGTGATAGCCTGGCCACGGCCGGTATTCTCTGTGGTCGGCTGGGCGGATATTCTGGACCCATTGTCGAAAACAATGCTATGCTTGGAGTATTCATCAACCCCAGGCCGCAGCCAATCGGGCAGACCTTCATAGGCATATTTTATTTTTGACACAATATCCATAGCATCATCATTTCTTCTGGATGTGATTAGGAGGTTGGAGTCAAATCTGAATATCGCATACCACAACAGGTAGCAAGCAGAGGTCACTGTTTTTCCTACCTGACGGGATGTCAGAACAATATTCCAACGATGCTCTAGGTATGAATTGATTATTCGTTTTTGGAAATCGAACATGATGAATTGAACTTCACCACGGATTGGATGCTGAATCTTTACATACGTTTCTATAAAATAGATGGGATCTTTGGAGCATTTCTCCAGCTCCAGGAGCATTTCAGGGGTGTACTCCGTCTCCTGTCTGGCTTTTTTAACTAATGATACCATTTGGCTTTCTCCTTACTGCTTAAATATAATTATTTAAGTCTTACGGGCCTTTTTAATATAGATTCGGTTTATTTACCTATAAATGCCTTAAATCCAATTGTATTTGTTCCGGGGTTAGTTGTTGATCCTTGCCAACCCCATTTGAAATCAAAGTCTTGAAATAAAACATAGGAGGCTTTTAGTTCCTTCTTCTTGACATCTATATTCATCTGCATCATGGTCACCGATTTTGCTAACTTGGTTAACGCACTTCTCGCATTTGGATCAGAGTTTAATTTGCCAACTACTGCCATCGAGAGAGGATACATTATTATTCCAGCGCCGTTATTTTTTAAGGTACCATCCTGGAACGCCTTCCATGATTTTTCGTTTGGTCCCATACTTTTAGGAGGTGCTTTACCAGGAGCATCTTTTGGTACCATAAGAGCTTCTTTCGCAGTGGCGATGAAAAACCTATCTAATTTCTTTTTTAGAACAGGAACAACTTTTGCTCCGTGTTCAATTTTCATATCAGCAAGCCATTTCTCAATAGCTGTTGAGTTCAGTTTGCTAATACCTGTTGCCTTTTTAAGCTCTGCGTATCCAGACGGTTTTAATTCATCAGCTAGGTAAATAAAATTACCAACTATGGTATTTTTAACCGTTGCTAATTTGCCGATTAGGTCCAATATCTTTTTCTCTTTAGGTGTGAAAAGAGAATTATAAGATCTATGATCAGATAATAAAGCCTCTAGAGCCGAGTGTAAATTTTTAACGCTAGACCACGAACCACCTCCTGATTTTACAGAGATTGGCTGAGAGGTTCCTGAATAAAGCCCATAGATGTCTAGGAATGGTTCATTCGAGGTGGAAGGAAACCCGGCCTTCTCAAATTTGATTCCTTTAATAGCCCAAAGAGCTGCTAGGATTTCGCCAAAATCTTTCGAGATGACTCTTAACTGCTGATCGGTTATGGTGTCATCCACAATATCGCTAATATCCACAGACCCAGAACGGCCTGGCCCACTGCGTGGACTAACTGGTAATTTGTTAACCTTGGCAGGTAGACCTCTTAATAACTTAATGACAGCATCAGAATATTTTCCTTCTCTGCTGAGGCTTTTTAATTTAGCTTCAATTTTAGCTTCTATCTGAGCAGAAGTTAAATCACCTGCTAATCCAAATTTATCAGGAGCCAGTTCTTTTGTTCCAATTGGAGGGTTAATCTCCATTTGACCAGAAACCTTATTAATAACGCTCTTACCTATTAATCCCGGTAATAAGATATTATCCCTGGGGTTTGTCATATAGGTAGAATCACCCACATTGACTACCACTTTACCATTAGAGCTTGTCATGGCTTTGATGGCGGAGATTTTAAAAGTTTGGTACTTGCCGCTTAATTTAACATCATCGGCTGGAGTCATACTAAAACCAATACCTTTAAAGAATTCCTTAGGATCCTTGGGGTTTGAATCAGTTTTTAATTCAAACCCCTCCAATGAACCCTTCTTCTTTTTAGGCATACCCTTTGGAGGAATGTCGACTTGGTCTTTGATAAGAGCCATGACCCTATCGTGCATAGAGAGCTGTTTACCCTCAACCTCTAGTAAAACCTCATTCAGCTTCATATTGTTCGGCCTTATGTAATTGAAATGTCATAATATTTTATCCAATCGTCTCCGTGTTCGACACCAACTGAAATTTTAAAATTATCGTTTCCGATAATTTCTCTGATCTCTGGTTCTAAGTACTTCTGAACCCAATCCTCGACATCTTTTTTTCTTCGAGAAAGGTCCACCAACAACGGCAATAGCGCCAGGCTTGTTAGTGTTAGTGTTAGTGTTAGAGGTAGAGAAATACATAATCTGACCTCTCGGGTTGGCACGTTTAGCTTGAAACCGAGCATCCTAAATTATCTTATCTTATCAGATTCTTCATCATCAACATCGCTTTCTATCTTAGCTACATTAAGAGAATCTAGTTTTCTATTCTGAAGTAGGGTTTCTCCGGAATTAGTTTTAAACTTCTTCTCAATCTCTTTCTTCACATCCTTGGAATCGATTGCTGCTTCGGTGAGAACTACACCCGCCAATTTAGCCATTCTTCTTAGGTCTTCGTTTATCACTATCCTTCCTCCTTGTTTGGTTCCATTACCAAAGTTTCTTTTCGATGTGGATTATCTCTAGTATTTCCGCCCATCATTTCCCTCAAAACATCATTTCGATCAGCAACCAATATATTATTGGTCTGGTTTCGTGGCCCATCTTTTTTGTTTCGAGCAATATCAATCTTATCGGCGTGCTCTTCTTTCCGCTGTCGGAGTTTAATTGCTTCCATTGCTGAATCTAATAATCCTTTGGCAACTTCCATATTTCTAGCAGCGAACCTAGGTTCCACGATACTAGCATTATTGACCTGTTCCTCAAAAGCGTCTATTGCTCTTGTGTAAAGATCTACTAATGCAGTATCAACATCGATATTGTCGTCATTCGTATCTACGACTTTGGTTAAATCTTTAATCTCGCTGGCATCCTCATCGGGTTCCGGAAGAATATCCAATGCCCGTTCCAATGCTGTCTGATTTTTTTCAGTCATAAATACATTCACCTTAATAGTTATTTATCCAATGTCATCGTTATTTATACAAGGAATATTACCTCCAATATGAAATTAACAAAAAAAGACGATCTTTTTTTAGCTCTCCGTGGTATTACTTATAGGTCCATAGAGGAAGCCGAATCTGGTATCAGTGAGGTGAAAGATAATGGCATCACTGTTTATACCAACCTTAAAGAAATTGCTATTCAACCCGCTTCAATTAATGAACCATCTCCTAAATTGTACGAAGGAGAAATTATTCTATATTCCATTGAAACCCCCGGCGGCGAAACCGCATACGCCGGAATGATTAGTAAGGTCTTATCCGTCGAGGTCTCAGAAGGAACAACTCGTGGCGCTAAATTACGAGAAAGA